GTTAGTAACGCATAACATTAGGTATAAATCTAGTGTTGTTAAGACATCTATCCATGATTATATTTTAACTCTACCAGGGTTTGGTGATTTTTATACGGCTCCTCCTATGCATAAATGGAAACCTCAACAACTCTCGCTAAAAGAGATCGTTACTCCCGTGACGAACTTTAACGAAGCAATTTTAATGAAAGCGGCAATGAATTTTTATAATTATCTTATTAAAACTATCCCAGAAGAAGAGTTGGCTTTATTGCAAGTCTATGATTATGAAACAGCTGTTAATGGAGCTGATGGTGTTAACTTTGTAGATGCTATAAATAAACAGACATCAATGGGTTTTCCATATAAGAAATGTAAAATGCATTATATCGATATTGTCGATGGTAAAGCCGTTTTTAAACCAGAAGTTAAGAGAGATATTGAGATAGCACTAGAGAAGATGGAGAAGGGCATACGCCCGCACTGCATTTTTAGTGCAAATCTTAAAGATGAACCCATCTCCCATAAGAAAGCTGAAATGAATAAAGTTAGGGTTTTTTATAGCTGTCCTCTTCCTTTGTTAATTATAGTTCGTATGTTTTTAGCCTCCTTTTGTCGAGTTGTGCAAAGGAATCGAAGATTATTTAAGTGTGCTGTAGGCATGAACCATTTTTCTCTAGAATGGGGACAATTGTATAAATGTCTTACTCGTTTTGGCGATTGTAATTTTATAGCAGGGGACTATGCTTTCTTTGACAAACGTATGCACTTTGTCATTTTGAGGTATGCTTTTCAAGTGATTAGATTGTTATGTAAAAAAGCAGGTTACACAGAGTCGGAGATGACTGTTTTAGAAGTAATAGAAGGAGAAATTTGTAACCCATGTGTTGATTACTTTGGTAGTAATTTTACATTTTTGTCTTCAGAAGTGTCTGGACATCAAATGACCACTATTTTAAATTGTTTTGTAAATGTTTTGTATCTGTCGTATGCTTACATTTGCTGTGGATATGATATTGAGACGTTTTTTGACAATGTAGAATTAGTGGTTTTAGGTGATGATCATGTGGTAGCTGTGGCAGAGGAACATGAAATGTATAATCATACTAATATAGCCAAGGTTTTTGAATTTTTGGGAGTTGGTTATACGATGGCAGATAAAGAATCAGCATCTGTACCTTATATAGATATTACTGATGTTACTTTCTTAAAGAGGCGTTTTGTTGAAGATGATGAAACGGGTTATGTCTTCGCCCCGTTAGAGTTGAAATCCTTATGTAGGACTTTAACTTACCAGATCGAAAGTAAGACAGTCCATAAAGACTATCAGTTATTTCAAGCAATGACCAGTACTCTTATGGATTCTTTCATGTATGGAAGAAAATTCTTTAATAAATGGAGA